ATTAAAATGGTTCGGTGGGTAGCGTGTCTTCCAAAACTTATCATCCGCAGGTAGGGTAGTGTTATCTAAAGGCTTGCATATATCGCACACATCGCCACCCGTTGTCTGATACCTTAGCACTGGTAGCATTGCTTTATCACGCTGTATGCTATCCCATTTCACCGCCATATCGCCACTAGCTAAAGCGGTGTTATATTCTGATTGTAGATAGTCAACATTGTACACATCGAATGTCTTTTTGCATACTTTGTTAAAGTCACTAAATGACCTTACCTTATCACCATCCATTAATAGCCCTGTCATATCCTTTAGTTCGGTGTATGACTTAGCGGCACTAAACATATAAATGTTAGTTCTTAACTCTTCAAGTAGTGCAAAATCAGTACCAACAAAATCAGACGGTACGCCCCCAAAACCTTTATACAATGCCGATTTTAAATGGTCTGCAATGGCAAAATATAAGCGGTCGGGTATATTATACTCGGTAATTTCACCGCTATAAATACCCTCAATTAACGCCTCTATTTGCTTATCGCTAAATTCCATTAATGACTACAATTTTGGTGCTTAGTATCGTATAGTAAATCTAACTTATTTTTAATCTCTGTTGGTAGTGGTTCTTTAGGTTTTGGAACTGCAACGACTGGTGTACATGGTATGCCCGTTTCCTTTTCAAACCATTTAGCGTCAGGTTGTAGCCCTGCATCTTTCATTACCTTTGCGGTATCTGCAATCGTTTTGTTTGCCTGATTTTTGCGGTATTTCGCCTCTTCGATTTCGTCATCGTTCTTAAACTTAAACCTTAAATCTTTTGGAATACCTACGCCATGATACTTTAGTAAATCAAGTAACTGATTAACATAAGGCTCTATATACTTGCCATCTTTAGAACGGATATTACTTAACGCCTCACTAACTGGCGTAGTAGGTGTTGACCCGTTACCCTCACTCGCTCCACTTCTTTTTGGTATGCTGTCTATTGCATCACTGTGACCTAACACATACTTACTAATAGCCCTTTGACAAAGTGCCGCCATTTCTGTATATGTCTTGTACCCATTACCGCCTACTTTGTTATCTATGAACTCTATATCATCGAGCATATCATGTACTACTGTACCTGCCGCCCCCATGTTACGTAGTTCATTAAATAGGTTTGTTCTTTCATCGTCTGTTTTATCGGTCTTACCTCTTAAAATAGGCATACCAAAACGCTGATTGAACGTTGCAAAATCTGATAAGTTGTTACGTAAAATTATAGCAGGTACGGCACATTTGTGAAAGATACCATAACCGCATACGCCCCTACCTATTTCGGCTGGCGTATCAAAGTATATATGCCATTTGTTATACGGTTCATCTAACCAACTTATACCCGTTGGGTCATAGATTACCGCCCCTACATACTTTCTATCGGGGCTAATAACACTATGCTCAATTAGGTTTAATTCAGGTAGTTCATTATCTACTATATCCCCTATTGACACCAACGCATAACCACGATATAACGCTGATAATCCGTAACGCTGATAAGTAGTAAACCATGTACTTTCTTTAAGCCATTTAGTCCACTCTTCATTTTCCTTACCTGCCTTATCTACCAACTCATAATCACGCATAAGAGTTAAATCCATACGCCTTTCTACACATGCTGCAAGGTGTAATTCATCTTGCATATCATTGTATAGCTGCTGCATCCTTACCCGATATGGATAGTAGGCTAATTCCGCCTCTCTTACCCCTTGTCGCCAATTACCAACCGTTTGCACAATCCTGCTTAGTGCAATAGGTATAACGGTATTTTGTAGGTTCTTTTCTATTGACCTACTGCCACCACTTGCCGCTATTCCTCTCGGAAATTGCGCAATAGGATTAATGCCGCCTAAGTAATTCGATACTGTTTTAAATATATTTGCCATTAATAATAGTTGTTTGGTATAACTCTGCTATCGGCTAATATACGCCTACCTGCTTGTGGTTGTATCAATGTTAAATTAGCTTGCTCCACTCCATCACGTACCCTTCTAAAATATTCAATCGCTACATTGTACTTATCTACACGTAATTCAGGGATATTATTAGGGGCTATTGACGCATGTACGTACCATAATGCAATATCAACAATCGATGTTAACATTAACTGACTTCTATTGTCGCCTAAAGCCCATACAATACGCCATTTAGACGGGTCAAATTGCCCTGTAGTGTTAGCTATGCAAACAAATATATTGCCCTGAAATTGAGCGTATAAGCCTATTGTGTACGATGTTGCGCTATTATATGCTGCCGTAGCTAATAGATTACTTGCAACGGTATATGTGCCGTTATCAGTCCACCACCTCGACCCGTTAACACTATCATCAGGCACTACATTACCAAATGGAATATTATCATTATACCCAAATTGTACTGCCGCTATATTGCTATATCTAGTTGTCGCCTGTAGTGCTGTATATGTTTTGTTCTTATAAAATACTTTATCCCCAATCGCATAAGTGCCGTATAGGTCGAATGGTAGGTAAGGAAATGCAGCGTAATAGATACTTGTAGATGTGCCAATATTAGCCCAATGGCTTGCATTAAATACGCCTGTAGTATTAGTGGTGCATACATATGCACTGCCGTTATTTGTACAGTAATTGCCTATTACATAGTTATTGGTAGCAACATAAGCAGGGTAGTTAATATACACCCTATCTGCTGCATTATACACCGTACTAACGCTGTATAATTGGGTATTGGTAAACTCTGTAGCTATCTCATATTTCTGCCGCAACATGCCCATAGCACGTTCCATAGCGGTAGCCTCAGCCTGTAGCAGTATATTGTTATCGCCCCCCGTAATCTGTACGATTTGCGTTTCCTTCATTGACTTGTAGTAGTCCGACCTAATCAAATAGCCCATACATAAACAAAATTAGGCAAATAAAATGCAATGATACCAAATATTTTTTAGTATCTGTTATTTTGTACGCTGTAAACTGGTTTGTTCCTTATATCCCCACGCTGATAGTTAATGTATTCGCTGTTATACATTGATATATATAGATAATCGTTGCTATCTGATGTGTGTCCGTACTTCTCGTAACTTACACCCGTTTCAGGGTTTTTTACCTTTTGTTTTGACTTTGTACCATCTGATGCCTCTTTTAAAAACATATAGTCGGCAATCGTATTGGTACATTTTTCACTAATTGCAAATGTCAAACCCCCGTAATTACTATCGAATACCGCATTTATAAACATACCACGCATTACTACACTAGGTGCTGACTTTTGATACCTCATTTGCGGTCTGTATTTTACCAACTCATTGCCTATTATCCTAAAATCATTATGCCCCTTTTCCGTTCTTGTATCTTCGTGCAAGCCTGCTGGGTCGCCATACACAAATACACCTGCCGTATGGTCTGCATATCGTCTGCAAAACTCCCTACATGCTAGGTCTGTACGGTTGTTTGGGGTTGGTAAACATATTTCATCTATCTGCACACATCGCTTGCCTACTGCCTGATGAATAGTGATAGTAACGTATGGGTGTACGTTAAAGTCAAATGATACATGTAATGCAAGGTCGGGATTATATCTACACTCACTTTCAGGTAGTACATTCTTAGCCCTTTTAAACAGTTTATAAAAGTTCCCATCTGTAGTTTTATTGCCCCATTTACCTAACACGTAAATAGTGTAGTAGTATGGGTCGGTGTTTTTTAACGCTAACAGCTGCGCTCTAAAGCTATCAGGCAACCACCTATTATCTAAGTGTGTAGAATAGTGTACGGTGTAGGTAGTATCAAATATTTTACCGCCACCAATATCTATTTGCGTTACATCACTAAATGTATATTCGGGCTTATCTGCAAAAAAACGTTTGTAAAACCAATGTTCGGAATAGTCCCCTTCAACTTCGGGATTGACTGTAAATATTTCTTGTAAATATTCTGCTTTTTGTGTCCTTATACTGGTAGTAATCGTTATAAAGTCGCCTACATCAGGTATCTCTTCCTCATACCATACTCCCGTTGGGTCTTTAATAGATTTTAGTTTTTTAGGGTCATCACCACCTCTACATATAAACCTATTGCCATTAATACACCGTATCTCTAAAGGGCTTACATTAAATGTAAATAGGTCTTGTAACCCCCAATCATATACAATATCTTTTATGGTTTGGAACTGACTATCTTTAATAGTATTATAGGTTTTACGGTACAATATGTACCTAAAATAAGGCTCAGATAAACACCGCTTAATTAGTTTCTTTGCAGCAAATACAGATTTACTACTACCCCTGCCACCAATGCAAATCAAATACCTGTCAGTGTTTTTCACTAACGGTATAAAACTTTCATTGATAATTTTTCGCCACGCTGGTAGTATTATTTCCATTAATCTTCATCTTGTATTGTTACCGTAATAGTTTTATTGGTAACATCTTGCTTATCTGCTAATCCTAAATCACGTGCTATAATGTTAGCATTTAATAACCCTGCGGCTGCACCTGTGAACTTTTGAGTACTTATAATATCCCCTATACACGTTATGACTTCGGAAAAATCTTTACTCTTACCTAATTCAGACTCCTTAAAGTCATTAAAGTATTTAGTATTTACGTGTAAAAAAATACATAAACCTGACCACGTAAAGGCTACCATTTTAGGTATATATTTTTCTTCTGCATCTTTGCCTAAAAATTCAGTACTGTATAACGGGTTGTCAATACAAGATTGAAAATATTGACACGCTGATTCATATAGGTTTTGGGGGTTTGTAAAATTAGCTTCTTTCCCATGCTTTGAACGTAATTTCCAAAACTCATTACCTTTCGGTGCAGCCATAACATTGTAATTTATGCAAATATAGTGAATAATACACCAACCTAAAAACCCTATGCAGTATTACAATAAAAAATATCTCAAAATAAATGTACATTGTATTACATAGTGTATTACCTTTACAATCTAAACACACAGATAATGAACGCAAATAAAAACTTAATCGAAAACAAATGCAGCACTTTAAGAACTAAAGATGCTATGTACGCCACATCAACTAAAAAAGTAGCTGGTAATATGTGGAACATAATGTGGGTATTTGGTAGCTCAAATTATGTATCGGTTACTAAAATGACTAATAACCCCGCTTATAGGTTTGGCGGTAAAATTTACAAATCATTTGAAGATGCTGCAAAAAACTATAAAAGCCCTGAAATGAAAACAGCATTAATGATGGCTGAAATTGAACTAAAAGAATACATAGCAATAGAAGAGATTAAAAGAGTATCAGTACTTAACTAATACTGAAAAAAAATATCTCAAAATAATTCCACAATAATACACTTTGTATTACTTTTTGAATTACCTTTACATCATCAAACACACAAACAACTAAAAACACACAAAAAATGAGAACAGTAATCACAAACGCAAACGACACAAGGGAAACAGTAATAACAAAAAATAGTGATAACACTTATTCTGTTCACTATTGCTTTGTACATAAATATAAATTCTCTGATACTTACACCGAAAGAGATACAGACTGCATAAACAGAAAAACGTTTGCCACCGAAAAAACAGCAACTAAAAAAGCTAATCAGTGGTTATCTGAATTGAACTAAAAACATCAGGGGTGCGACTGTAACGCACAATTTTTAACACTCAAAAATTAAACAAAATGAAAAATCTAACAGTAGCAATACCAGCACACACTTCAAACAGCTATACCAATACGCAATTAAGCGAAATAGTTAGCGAACTAATAAAATTCCTGAATGAGTATAAAGTTCCATATTTGGTAAAATGTGAAACTAATACTTTTATGCCCATAGGATTGAGGCATACAAAATATAGGACTTATGCAAATGGCGTTATGATACCTAGATACATGGCTACACAGTTAAAAACATTTGGATTAGCTAACTAACACCCCACAGGGCGCAGCATCTCACACTGCATTAAAGCTATGGAATACACAAACATTATACGTAACGGAGATATTTATTTAAACGTATTTAACAACGGTAATTTAGGGCTACCAATGATAGCCAATATACCAATGGAGAACGAAGATAAAGTACTTGCATTGTACGGTAATAAGCCAAATTTTACTATTGAGTATTGCGGTTGCAGATACATTATGAACTGGGTTGTTGGTAAAGAACCAAACTATTTTAAATCATGCTAAGATACACAACCACACCAAACTACAAATACCACACCGCAAACGATTGGCAAGTGCGTATTTACCCACTATCTGATGGGTTTAGCGTTGTACTATGCAGACAATCTTTAGACGGTTTATTTCACGATAAAAACCTTTGTAATCCAAACCATTGCGATACGTTAGAAGGTGCTGAACTGGTAGCTGAATTATTGATGGGAAAATAATTTTTAAAATAGTTGTACTTTTATTAGGTTAGTAATACAACTTGAATTAACTTTGATAAAAATTAAATAAACACACAATGAAAATAGAAACAATGACACTCGTAACAACACAAAAAAGAGATTGCAACACCTTTTCTTTTTATGCTTCTATTGTTGGTAAAAAAATAGTAGTAGTGGTTAACCAGTTTACAGACTTTTCTAACACTATACTTGCAGATGAATACCCCAATGGCGAAAATATGAAATGGTCAACATCATTCCCTAAAACTGTTAGCATGTGCGATGCTGTTAATATGGTTGGCAAAAAGTTACTTAAAGAATGGAGTAGCATTACACTAGCCTAACTCATTCGGGGTGCAGCATCCGTACAACTGCAAAACTTTTCAAAATAAATTAGGTTAGTAATTTAAAACGTATTACCTTTACAAAAACACAAACAAAAACACACAGTTATGAACACACTAACAACAGTATCAGAATGGAATAGCCGTAACATTGGATTAAATGTTAAATTCCAAGCAGCAGATGGTTCTCTTCGCAAATCAGGCTTTGTTATTACAAACGGCACTACAGCAATGTTTTGCAAAACAAAGAAAATTGCACATGAAAACTTTAATAAAGTACTTGACAATACAGATTATTCTAGTTGTTCATTTGATGCTCATTATAATTCTTAATTTAAACATTACTCCACCCACCGAGCCGCACTGTTAATTCAGGCGGCTATTGGTGGCAAAACTAAACACATATTTTATGAACACACAATTTAAAATAGGGCAAAAAGTAAAAGTGATTACCGCAAGTACAGGAACTGATTTGAATGTTAGCGGTTGGATAGGTGAGATTATAGAAGTTCAATCAGATAACTTTATAGGTATCAGATTTGAGAATTACCCACTATTATATTGCTTTTCTGATGACGGAATTACGCTGAATGTAGAGATACTAGGGGCTGATACTAAACAGCCCGTAATGTGGCGTAAAATTGACGCAAACAACCTACCTATAGATACTGTTGTTGCTATGCACATTGATGAACCTACACAAATGTTTACAGGTACATTGGAATTGAATAGGTATGATGATATAACTATTTATATTGGTAACGGTCAATACTTGTCAAATTTAACCCACTACATTGCATTAAGCGACCTGATTAATTTACCTATTCAACCATAACCACATGATACGCAAAATAATAATATTCCTAACTCTGCTGCTACTTGCGGCACTAATTCAAAACTTTTAACATGCCTAGAACAATCATAAGTAAGGTCAAAGTACTTGAAGTTTACCCCGATGCGGAGTGTAAAGAGTCAATGTTTGAATTCCCTGTTTTTAAAATAGAAATAAAAGATAAAATATTTGGATTTTGTTTCCAATATTCCGAACCCAAAGCATGGGCAAATGCATGGCAGATAATCCGAGCTGAACAACGCAAATCACAAGGTAACGCACCAAAAGAGATTACCACAATCAGAATAAAACCAACCGTAAAAGCTAACATAATAAAAAAACATGGTAGCGTGCAAAAGTGGGTTGATGCAATGACCACCACAATATAGCTTTAAACCCCCCTAATCTTATGATTAAGGGGGTTTTTTAGTTAAATGGTATATACACCTTGCTAACTGTATTTTTCGCCTATTTTTCAAAGTGGAATAAAATATCATTACTTACATCTGCTACCATGCCAAAATCTTTACATAGGTTGTACTTGCTGTTAAGGTACTGTAGCTGCTTATGTACTACCGCTATATGTAGCCTAAACTGTTCAATCGTTTTACTCCCTTTACGCCTCTTACACCTCATGCAAGATGGGTATATACTATCGGGTGTGCTGTCTAGTTTTAATGTGCTAATGGTTAACGCATTACCGCAGTATGCACATTTGCAGTTGTACTTGTTTAGCACTTTAATCCGTTCCAATTGTGGTATTCTGATTTGTGTTTTCATGCCCTAGTTGTTGATTAGTTCCTCAATTACATTTATCCAATCACTTGCCGTTCTGCAAACATGCACGTAATGCCCATTTTTAGCCCAAATAAGGTGCAATTCCTTCTGCTCCCTACTAAGTACACCATTAGCCCCATTTTTAAGCTCTATTGCCGTTAATTTGCCGCCATATACACAAAGCATATCAGGTACACCTGATGTTAGCCCTGTCGCTTTCATTTTCATTACCTCTATCTTGTTTCTGTACCCACCATTAGGAACGCTAAACAATGTACCTCTTATTTCGGGATAGGTATTATGCGCCCACTGATAACATGCGGCTTGTAGTTTGTCCTCTGATGCCCAACCTATTGCATCTTGTTCGAGTAGTTGTTGTTTTGTCATTACGCTGAATTAAAAGTGTGTTAGTTATTTTAGTTTTAATTGTGTTTTGTTATTTAAGTGTTGGGTAACAAACCTTGACCAACTTTGTTACCTTTTTTTAGCAACTTTGTTACCGCTAACTCATTGATAATCAGTGCTTTTTTCGCCCAAAACGTCGGGTAACAAACTTTTACCCATTTTTCATAGCATTCTATAATAATAAAAAAAGTTGCAGACCTTTTATTTTTTGCTTTTACTACTCTCTTCTTTTTTTTTCTCTATACACGTAATTAAGTAAAAAAGTCTGTAACTCTGTTACCTTTTGTATAAGTCATTGATAATCAAAGGCTTATCGGTAACAAACTTGGTAACAAACTTTGAAAAGGTAACAAGGAAGTTTGTTACCTTTTGCCTAAAATGGCATTTCTGATGCTAAATTGCTATTTTTTTCGGGACTATCAAATAACTTATATCTATCAACTATACCATTTTCTTTAATTAGCACCTGTTTTTCAAAGTGTATTTCGTGCTTTTGGCAGTAGCTTTCTAGTGCTGAATTAAGCCGAATAGATGATAACTTATACAATTTATTACCCCCATTATCAGAATAAAAGGTATCGTAAGTATTATTGAACGCTTTAACCTGCACTTTTTTTATAAGTTTCCATTCTGTAATATTTTCTTCTATGAACTGTAAAGTTAGTAATCCGTACTCTTGTTCAAATTGTTTAGTCCATCCAC